GGACAGCAAAAACAAGAGCTATTTCAATATTTGTATTCGGAACCCATATGGCACAAGGGGTTAATATGTGCAGTGGACAAGTAGGAGTTTATTAATGGCTAACAGCAATCCACCAAAAAAGAATCAGGCGTTCGTGACGTATGTATGTTTACGAGATGCAACTGACAATCTTTCCCTAAAATCTACTCCAACAATAGCTGCGGGTGATTTTAAAATATCAAAGGATGGAGGCGCATTTGCTAACTTAGGCACCTTGCCTACTAATACACCAGCTTCCTCTGTATCAGTAAAACTTGATTTATCAGCAACAGAGATGAATGCTGATAATGTATTAATAACCTGGGTAGATCAAACAAGTACCAAAGAATGGGCTGATGGATGGCTTGAGATAAACACCACGGCATAGAAATTAAATGGATGGCATATATTTTGGTAGTTATGTCGCCCCCTCAGGGGCAACGACGATCGATTTGTCGGCGGCATCTTTTAGCTTCAGTGCCAAAACTATACAGAATACTCTCACCGCAAGTGTAACAAGTCCAACGTTTACTTTCAGTGCCAAAACTCTACAGAATGCGCTCACCGCAGGTATGTCGGCGGCATCTTTTAGCTTCAGTGCCAAAACCCTACAGAATGCGCTCACCGCAAGTGTAACAAGTTCAACGTTTACTTTCAGTGCCAACACCCTACAGAATGCGCTCACCGCAGGTATGTCGGGACCGACGTTTAGCTTCAGTGCCAAAACTATACAGAATACTCTCACCGCAAGTGTAACAAGTCCAACGTTTAACTTCGACGGGCAGGACATCATCCGGGTAGCGGTTTGGTTCTTAAGCACGGCTTCCTTCGGGTTCGACAGCACGAATGTAGCAATATCCCAGACGGTAAAACCGTCAGCAGCAGCCCTCAACCTATCACCGAACGCGCAAAACCACACGGTAAGTGTGCAACAGGATTCCCCACCGACGTTTGACTGGGTGGGGCAGCCCTTGCAGAACACAACGATGCTGCCGCTGTCGGTTCCGACTTTCGGCTTCATAGGCAAAGCGATCGAGTATGTTTCGGGGGCAACATACCCGCTCACCGCAGCAATATTGAGCCTTTCGGCGAAAAACCCAGTACCTACCCTGACGATACAGCTGACGGCTGCTACCTTAAATATGCAACCGGCGGGTAATCTTGAATTGTTACAGGATGGCGTTCCAATGGTAGGACCGCTGCGTTTACTGCCGCAGGTCGGAGTAGGGCTGTAACATGCGCACCGACGACCTATTATCGATACTGGACAATCTCAACCCAAACGACCGCAAGGAGGCGATATCAATCGCTACAGCGGTCACGGATCACATGCCCTGGGTACCAAACCCTGGGCCGCAGACCGAAGCGTTCTTCAGCAAAGCTGACGAAGTGTTTTACGGAGGCCAAGCCGGGGGCGGTAAAACTGATCTGCTTCTCGGGCTGGCGCTTACCGCTCACACGAAATCGCTTGTGCTGCGACGCACGAATCGAGAGGTCAACGGCCTTGTGGAGCGTATGACCGAGATCCTGGGCGCACGCGAAGGGTACAACAGCCAAACAGGGTTGTGGCGCTGGCGTGATAAACTGATCGAGCTCGGCGGATGTCAGCTCGAGGAAGACAAACAAAAGTACAAGGGCAACGCAAAAGACCTGTATTGTTTCGACGAACTGTCAGACTTCACCGAATCACAATACGTGTTCATTACCGGATGGAACCGATCGACCTTACCCGGGCAACGATGCCGGATCATAGGTGCAGGGAATCCGCCTACGAGACCTGAGGGGCAATGGGTCGTGCGCCGTTGGGCAGCATGGCTCGACCCAAGGCACCCGCGCCCCGCAGAACCCGGTGAACTGAGATGGTATACGACGAACAACAAGGGCGAGGAGGAAGAGGTGGACGGCCCAGGACCGCATTACCTCGACGGAGATCGCCCATTGTATGCACGTTCAAGAACGTTCATACCGGCGCAGTTGGCCGATAATCCGGATTTGATGGATACTAACTACCAAGCAAGTCTCGATTCGCTACCAGCAGAGCTCAGGGCGGCGTACCGCGACGGTAATTTCCACACCGGATTCGCTGACGATCCTTACCAACTGATCCCGTCAGACTGGATCAACGCGGCGCAGATGCGCTGGCGAGAACACCCGCCGGCAGGCATACCGATGTGCGCGATTGGGTGCGACGTAGCGGTATCGAAGGACAAGTTCGTCATCGCTCCGAGGCACGATTCGTGGTTCGCGAAGCCTGTCGTAATACCTGGGCGCGAGGTGGCGGACGCGAAGCAAGCCGCCGGTAGGATCATCGCGCTGCGACGGGATAACGCGAAGGTCATCGTCGACGTAGGCGGGGGATGGGGTGCCGATTGCTACGGTCAATTGACCGCGAACGGCATTGATTCGCTCGCGTATATGGGCGTGAAAGCCTCAAAGCGTAAGACCTTGGATGGTAAATTCGGATTCGCAAACGTGCGCACCGAAGCGTTGTGGAAACTGCGCGAAGCACTCGATCCATCGCAACCGGGGGGTGCTACGATGCAACTACCACCAGGGTCGACACTGCGCGCAGATTTGTGCGCGCCGCATTATGAGGTGCGGAAGCAAGGCGACATGGTGATCTTGGTGGCGGAGAGCAAGGAAGATGTAAGGGATCGCTTGGGCAGATCTCCGGACGAGGGCGACGCGGTCGTCATGTCCTGGTATGATGGCTACCGTTTGCAGAATATACAGGGCGGTTGGCAGGAGAACATGACTAATTACGGTAAGAGACAAGTTTCCGTCAACCGGGGTAGGCGTTATAAATAAAGGAGGGGATATGACAACATTGCGAACCATAGCGCTGGCGACATTAGCGAGCATTCTAGGCGTTACGCCCTTGGCGTTAGCATTAACTTTTGGCTCGTTTCTAACGAGCGTGTTCCAATCGATATAGGAGGTTTCAATGGCACAAATGTTCAGTAAACCTAAAATGCCGCCTCCGCCGAAGGTGATACCGATGGCGGATCCGATGGCAACAGCAGCGGCAAAGCGCCGATCAATACAGAAACAGCAAGCGGGAAAAGGACGCCAGTCAACGATCCTATCCCAGGGCGATAAACTCGGAGGATAAAATGTCTCTTGAATTCCTGCTGCACCAAGGCAACAAGTTGTTCGAGGAGAAAGCCCCGCTGCTCCGGCTGTGGCAGGAAATAGCGGAGAACTTCTACCCCGAACGCGCTGATTTTACAACCCAACGCCGACTTGGTACCGACTTAACCCCGGGCATATCGGCGAGCACGCCCCTGTTAGTACGCCGTGAGTTGGGCAACGCGATCAGCACCATGCTGCGCCCCACGAATAAGAGTTGGATGCACCCTCGGGTGCAAGGCTACGACAAGAAAAGTCACGAGGCCAAAATCTGGTTGGACGAAGCGGAGCGGGTGCAACGCACAGCGATGTACCACAAACCTACCGGGTTTGCGAAGGCAACGAAACAGGCCGACAATGATTTCATAACCTTCGGGCAAGCGGCGATGCAGATCACGCTCAACCGAAACCAGAACGGGTTACTCTATCGGACGTGGCATCTGCGCGACATGGCGTGGTGCGAAGATGAGGAAGGAGTGATTGACACCGTTTACCGGAAATGGACTGACGTAACACTGGCATCGCTCAACCAGATGTTTCCTAAGACGATGCCACAGCAGTTGAAGGAAAAGATGGCGAAATCCCCTTATGATAAGGCGACCGTCTGGCACATAGAAGTACCGGCGCATATCTACAACGCCAGGGACAAACGCGGGGAGCGGTTCCCGATGGTATCACTCTACGTCGAGATGGAAACTAAGACAGTACTAGAAGAGATCTGGATACCTGAGTGTACCTATATCATCCCGCGTTGGTATACGATCTCAGGATCTCAGTATGCATTCTCCCCAGCAGTAGTCATCGCAACACCGGATGCTCGAACCCTGCAGGAGATGATGGTAACGCTGCTCGAGGCGGGAGAGAAGGCGGTAACGCCACCGATGCTTGGCGTGCAAGGTGCCTTGCGTAGCGACGTGAACGTGATGGCCGGAGGCTTGACCTGGGTTGATCGCGAATACGACGAGCGCCTGGGCGAGGTTCTGCGCCCCCTGACACAGGACACGAGCGGGATCCCTTTGGGCTTCGAGATGCACGACCGGATCAAGAACGATTTATATGAAGCGTTCTACCTCAACAAAATACAATTGCCGCCGCCAGTGCCGAATATGACAGCATACGAGGCGGGAGAGCGGGTGCAGGAATATATACGCGGAGCATTGCCTTTATTCGAGCCGATGGAGATCGAGTACAACGGCCCTCTGTGCGAGAAGAGCTTCACCCTGATGCTGCGCAATGGTGTGTTCCAACAGTATGTCGGACCTATCCCAGAGGATCTGCAGGGCGAAGACGTGAAATTCGAATTCGAATCCCCTCTGCACGACGCAATCGAAAAGGCCAAATCGCAGAAGTATCTCGAGGCCATAGCAACGGTGGCGCAGGCCGCTTCAGCAGACCCGGCTGCGATCCACTTGATCGATGTACAAAAGGCTACACGCGAGGCGTTGCTTGCGTCAGGAGTACCACCGGGATGGTTGAGATCCGAGGGCGACGTGGAAGATATTGTGGCCGCAGAACAGCAACAACAGCAAATAGCGCAGTTATTGGAGCAAATGAAGGTCGGATCCGAGATCGCTAAAAACGTCGGTACGACACCGATGCCAACCGGAACCATGGGAGGGGCGAACGCTGCGCCGAACGTAGGAGGAGCATTGTAATATGAAGAAGATTCCCGAAGCATTCTCGCCCGCCACCTGGGAGGTGGCGGACGTGATGGCTGTGCAAGCCTGCGTGGCGGGCACCGCTACACCGGAGCAGCAACAACGGGCGATCGATTGGATCGTCTACCGCGCAGCAAATACCGATGAAGTCGAGTACCGACCCGAAGAGCGTGATCACGTATTCGCCTCCGGTCGTCGTTTCGTCGGGCTGCAGATTCGCAAACTGATGGCTTTGAAACCACAGGTATTTATGAAACAACAGATAGGAGGGTAACATGGCAACAACAGCACCAGCCGCACCAACGACATTGTTAAACACCGAGGAGCCAAATGCTACGACGCAGCCAGCAGCAACGCCAGAGACGACGAACACAGCACCTGCTGAAGGAGACAATGCACCAGAACCAAAACCCACAGACGCCCCAACAACAGATGCAAGCGGCGCAGGAGATGGCGAACCGGATAATAAACAACCTATTGCCGAAGATTGGGACGCAATGCGAACCCGCCTCGCGAAAGGGGACGATAAGTTACTCAAACGGCTGTCTCGTTACTCGACGTTAGACGAGTATATACGCGCCGGATACGAGGCTCAGAACAAACTCAGCTCGATAAAAGCAAACTCAGCCCCCGGAAAGGATGCAACGCCAGAAGAGATCGCTGAATACCGCAGAGCAAACGGCATACCCGAGGAGGCCACCGGCTACGACGTAGCGCTGCCAGACGGTCTTGTACTGGGGGAGAACGACAGACCGATAGCCGAAAAGTTCATGAACGTGGCGCACAAAAACAATCTACCAAATGCTGTAGTGAACGATATCATTGCGGAGCACCTCAGGGTGCAAGAGGAGATCGTCGCGCAACAACAGGAGGCCGACGCGCAGATGTACGAGCAAACGCTCGAGACATTACGCAGTCCGGATGTGTGGGGCAGCGAATTCGTCAAAAACCGCAACATGGTTATCAACTTGTTGAACGAAGCACCCCCGGGCGTAGGGGATCTGATACAAGGCGCGAGACTACCAGACGGTAGCGCACTCGCCAACAACGCTGAGGTGTTGGTATGGTTGAACAGTCTTGCACGTAAGGTTAATCCGACGGCTACGTTGACAGACGGTAACAGATCGATGCCGACAGACCAGATCGAGAACGAGATGGCACAACTCACGAAGATGATGGGCGACAGCAATTCCGAGTATTGGAAGGGTCCGTTGGCAGAGAAACACCAGAATCGTTACCGGGAATTGGTAACCGCCTTGCAAGGCACGAATAGATAAAATAAAACACAAAGGAGTAATACAAAATGGATATGAATATAAAAGGTATGTTCGGCTTTGAAAGAGCACTAGCGGAATTGAAACTAGGCCAAAAAGTAGCAAGAGAAGGATGGAACGGCAAGGGCATGTTTTTATTTCTCGTGCCCGGGTCTACGTTTCAGGTTAACAGGCCCCCGTTGCTTGGTATTTATCGGGAAGGGACAGAGATAAATTATCATGCACATATTGATATGAAAACAGCGGACAATAAGATTGTTCCTTGGCTATGCTCCCAAACAGATATGCTTGCAGAAGACTGGGTGTTAGTGTAGCATGACGGCTCAATGTTTCATTTTTTTTCCTGTGATTGGGTAGTTGGTCTTGGCCCCTGGTTTTCCAGGGGCTTTTTTTTGTTGCAAATAAAATACAGGTGTGGTAGATTCACCGTAATATTAAGTGAAGGCCCTGTGTAGGCCACTTCCGACACCCTCCTTCCGGAGCCCGGAAAGCGCTGAGAGGCACCCCCGAAACTTGATCGAGTAGTACTTTTACTTTATCAATTTTTATACAGGAGTGCCTAATAATGGCTGAATCCGCATTTCAGATTCAATACCGGCAAGAGTTCATCGCCGGGTTTGAACAAACACAATCCCTAGTTCGAGACACCGTAACCACCGAAGCCGTCATCAGCGGCAATCAAGCGACCTTCTTGGTTGCGGATTCAGGTGACGCAACGGCGGTAACTCGTGGCCTTAATGGTCTTATCCCTGGACGTGCCGACAGTTTGACGCAGAACACCGCTACGCTCGTTGAGTGGCACGACAAGCCAACGAAGACGAATTTCAACATCTTCGCTTCGCAAGGCAATCAGCGCCAAATTATGCAGTATACCTCGATGGCCGTGATGAACCGCAGATTAGATTCTGACATCATCAACGAGTTGAACGGCGGTAGCGTAACCCAAGACACCGGCGCGGCTGCACAAGCGTCTCTGGATCTGGCGATGTACGCACTGACGGTTCTGGGTAACAACGCGGTGCCGTTAGACGGCAACATCAGCGCGTTGATCACCCCAGCATTCTGGGCGTACCTGATGCAAACCAAAGAGTTCACCAACGTAGATTATGTGAATAACAAGCCGTTTACCAACAGTTTGACCATGTTCCGTTGGGCGAATGTCAACTGGATCGTGCATCCGAACCTGCCGGGTAAAGGCACCAACGCCGAGAAGTGCTTCATGTACCATAAATCTGCTATCGGCCACGCTATCGACAGAAACGGTATTCAGTCGAAAGTCGGCTACAACGAAGAACATGACTATTCATGGGCTTTGTGTAGCGCGTACATGGGTGCGAAATTACTGCAAGCCGAAGGTGCTGTGATCATCAATCACGACGGCTCTGGCTACGCTGCTCAGTAATCCGGTTAACGAATATAGGAGTAACTAAAAATGGCATACGCAACAACTGATCCTTTGATCTGCATGACACCAGCAGCAATCGGGGGCTCCGGCCCGCGTTTGTGGTACCACGAATCGGCTGATGCACTGGCCGCTGTGAACACCTCAGGTTTTATTACCGATGGTGGCAGCAAGGGCTTACGTGTAGGCGACTTGGTGTGGCACCGTGACACACAGGCAAACGGTGATATCAGCATGCACTACGTTGTGACAGTGAGCTCGACCTCTCCAGGCGCAGTCGATCTGTCAGACGGTACGGCGATATGTGAAACCGCAAACGCTGACTAAGGTTGACCCAACCTTAAATTGGTGACAAAATTAAGGGGTTGCGGTATCCACTGCAACCCTTTAAATTTTAGGAGATTCACATGCCGGAAATGAAATTATTGCCAAACCAGCTTAAAGAAGCCGCGTACCAAAGAACCGTATTTTCTGCAACACCCGCCGTAGGTACTACCAAAGAAGACATTTTGAACAATGAATATTGGACGCACGTGGCACGCAAAGTGCAACCCGGTAGTTTGATCGAGGTCACCCCAGAGGATCTTAGCTTCTACGCATTACTGATCGTAACCTGGGTGGGGCATTTCGATCTGCGCGTCAAGTTACTGAATTTCGTGGAACTCACGGAGGAAAGTGGGGAGCTCGCACAGGGTGCGGATCACACACCGGTTTGGCGACAAGGTCGTAAATGGTGTGTTCTCCGAGTCAAAGATAATGCTATAATCGCGGAAAACCTACCCACCAAAAAAGAAGCGCTTGTGTGGATAGCCGATCGCGAAACTAGCCAAATGACAGGGCAATAAACTTATGGCCACAAAACTAGGTGTATGGAACGCAGCGCTCGGCGTACTCGGATTGCGCATGGTTACTTCTGGGCAAGTGTCGAGTCCCAACGATGAACCGAGTAGGGTGCTTAACGAGGCCTATGATCAGGCCGTCATATTCTGCCTAGAACAAGGCCATTGGAAATTCGCATCTGTCATAGAGGAACTCACGGCATCTCTCACAGAGGTGCCGACCTTCGGGTACACAAACGCATTCGCAAAACCGGCGAACTATGTCCGCCTGAACCGTATCGCTACCGACGAATACTTTAACTCCCCGCTGTCAAGATTCGATGACCGAGCGGGGTTTTGGTACGCGGAAGAAGATACCCTATATGTCGATTACGTCTCGAAAGAGGCCACAGAGCTGGGGTACTACCTCGCAGGATGGCCTTCGACATTCGCAGAATATGTGGCGCTACACTTAGCGCATAAAGTTTCACGCCGCCTGCAGCCCGACAAGGAAGACGATGTGGAAGCCAAAGCGGAGAGGGCTAAACTCAATGCCTTGGCTAAAGACGCCGTCCTGGGGCCGACTCAGTTTCTGCCTCCAGGCCGGTGGTCTTACGCACGCAGTGGGGTGAGAAAACCGCGTCATTCTAATAGTTCGCTATATGGCAGCTAGAGATTACCAGATCGCCTTTAATCGGGGCATTGTAGATAAGCGGGGGACCGCTCGTGGTGATGTAAAACGCATCGCCATGTCAGCAGAGACCCAGAACAATTGGGTGCCTCAGACACTCGGGGCTATGACCTTGCGCCCCGGGTGGCAGTACATCGGCGCTGCTGCCACCACAACCGGTGCTGTGAAATTAATACCGTTTGTGTTTT